ACAACGGCAGCTTCGCCGGATCCGTCGCTTGTGTTTGTGCAATAGATGACGGCCTTTCTAGCGCCGTCTTGCACGATGGTTTTTGTTACAGCATCAGCCATGTCGAACTCCTTCTGAAAGGGTGGGAGCGGTTAAACCCCCACCCAAAACAAATTAATTTATAGTTGCGATAGGAGTAGATAGGGCCGTTGTCATCCAAGTAGAGTTGGTTCCGTCATCGACAACGCATGTCATGGAGATACGGGCGTTAGCTACCGTTGAGTTTGGCAGCGTCAATGTATCGCCTGCAACATCGCTAACGGCGTTAGCCGCTGTACCCGACACCAGCGACAACATGCCTTGGAAATTAGATACTGCGCTACCCGGAAGTACGAATGTAGTTGTTACGCTTCCGCCAACAGCTACTGTAAGTTGAAAGTCATACGTTACGCCCACATTTCCTGTAGATAGAGCAGGTAAAGTAATTACATTAGCTGCTGCACCATTAATCAAAAACAAAGTTCCTGACTGAGCTGCTGTTAAAGTATCTGATGCTGCTCCTGCTGCATTAAAAGTTGTATCAATTACTTTTCTACCTACAATAGTACTTGTAGTAGAAATAGCACCATCAGATGTAATTGATCCTACATCAGTAATGTTACCACTTGAATCAATATCAAAATTTGTGGTTACTGTACCTGTTGAAGAAGCTATTGAAATCTGTTCAAAACCATTTTCGGACCTTACTGGTCCATTAAAAGTTGTATTAGCCATTATTAAGTCTCCTTAATTAATCTATCATCTTGGCAAGTCTGCTAGGGCAGTTGATAGAAGTTAATAAAATCCCTAGAAAAAAAAGGGGCAACATAGTTACCCCTTCCATTTAAGTTCTTACGAACTACCTGGTGATCCAAAGATACCTAGCGGATCAGATACTCCAAAGGAATATCTTTCTCTAGCTTTGTATCTAACATTACCAGTGTCAAAGTCTCCATCCATAGATGTAGTCATTGGACTTCTAACAAAATGCTTCATACCATCAGGAACATCTGTTGTGATAAAGAAAGCATTTGTATCAGTTAAATAATGATTAACTGTATAACCTTCTGGAATCACTCCATTAGTTTTGATCGCATTAACATCATTGTCAGCAGAACTAACTTTGTAGTCACTTTGCAATAATCTAGTAGCAACAAACTGAAGATCAGTTGGTACTATTAGTTTTCTTGCTCTAGCTGCAATTTTAAGACCTCTCTCATCAGTATATTTACCGATTTGAATAATAGCATCTTCTAGAGATGTTTCATTCAAGTCAGCACCTGATGAAGGTCTATTGCTGTTAGTTCCACCACTTACAAGTGGGTGAGCTGTGCTGAATAAAGCAACACCGTCACCTGAAGAAAAAGTAGTGCTGAATCCATTATTAAGTGGATATGCACCTTTAACTTGTTTTGTGTAAGACATTGCACGAGCTAACGCTTTGGTATATCTACCAGAGAGAGAAACATAGAGGTTATCCTCCATTGCTTCTTCTGTGATTGAATATCCCATTGCAATAGTTTCGTGTGTGTAGCGAGCTACGAAAGATTCTTGTGCAGTATCATAATTGATAGCCGAACCTTCATCTTTTACTGGAGCAGCTCCGAAACCTGACAACTTCAACTCTTCTTCAAAACTTCGTTCTGAGTTTTCAGTTGCATAAATTTCTTCATGCTCATTCTCGTAGTTAGCATACTCTTCGCCAAACAACGCATTTAATCCTGGAAGGAGTTGTTTTAACTCATTGGCTCTTGATATAGCTGCCATAATTTACTCCTTATTAACCGATACCAGTTGCATTCAACAACTGATGTCCAACATTAAACATAACTAATACATCTGTGTAGGCATCACCAACAGCACTATCTGGTCCGTCAACAAAGTCAACGATTTTTACAGGTAATGTATTGGTAGTAGCTACAGTAGATATATCTACCGAATTTTTACTAGTTCCTATAGATGTACTTCCTGCGGTTTGCACTAAGGCACAGTTTTTACCAAGATCATCTTGGTCTGCTGCACCATCGCATTGCATTTGCATTAGTATATAAGGATCACTAGCAACATACGCAACAATATCATCCGCAGCTATTGAAGCTGGGAAATATTGATTAGGCGTAAATTGATTAGTCGTTGGATCGGTGTAAGCACATCCAAGAAAAACACCAATAGGTGTACAAGCCGTAGTACCAGTATCTTTTTGGATAGTAGTATTTGGGTTGTCGTCACCCCACTTTACAAGATCGCCATAGAATATGCTTGTAGCATACGCATTTTTGATTTTATAGTGAGTAACTTTTCCTTGATAAGGGCTTCCAACAATCGTTCCAACAGGTCTTGCTCCGTGAGGAGTCGCACTTGATGACATAATTGTCTCCTAATTTAATTAATTATTAAAGACTCCTAAGAATCTTTACCAAAAGAAGTTCTCGACTTGCGTTCAAACACTTGTTTGGTCGCCATTCGATTATCCTGATCTTTAAAGTAAACATTATCTACGGATTCTAATTGAGATTGAGCAAGTTCTTCAAAGTGCTTATCTCTAGCTTTCGCTTTTTCCGCAGGCATTTTACATAATAATTGTCCGCCAATTTCTATATTTCCTTTTTTCGCCCATTCTGATCCGTGGTCCATCATGTGTATTTGAAGTTCTGGATGATCTTGTAGTTCACATGGAATCCACCCTTCACGAAAACGTCTAGATACATTAGGATTATCAGACTGACCTAATAAGGCTGTTCTGATATACCTAAAGACCCATCCTTCTTGGGAGTTAGGTGATGGTAAATTAGCAGAATTTTCCCAGCTTTCTGTATGCTGAGTAGCCTCTCGGCTATTTGTCTCTCTAGGAGTACGCTCTTGGTTTATGGGAGTATCAGTTGAAACTTCCTCTACTTCATTTGTATCTTTATTTTCTTCTGACATTTAACTCTCCCTTAATAATTGATTTGCATATTGCTCAGGACTTATACCAAGTTGTCGAGCTACCTTAACTTGTGTCTGAGTAAGACGTATTTGCGTGGGTTTTTTGTTTCCGCTATCCCTCGTTGCGGATGCAACAACTGTTGAAGGTTGTCGTTTGGGTGTTTCTTGATGAACCATTTCTGTTTCATTATTAGATACACCAAAAAAAGTAGGAAATTGTTGCTTCATAGCTTTATCAACTTCGCTGTAATATTCTTGTGATTTAGTGGCGGGGTCTATTCCTTTAGCTTGTAGACTTTTATCTAAATACATAGAATAAGAAGTCATTTCTTCATGGATGGGTTCACTTCCCATAAACCAAGGATTTTTTTGTGACCATACTTGCATATCAGGGTCAAGTTGTTGTTGTTGTGCAATAGGTGCTTGTTGAGGCATATTCGCTACAATTCGACTTTGTATAGTTTGTGCCATATTAGGTGATTGTTGTTCAGCTAGAGTTGCTTTAGATAAAGCTTCTTGAGCTTTAGTCATTCCATCTGCATCGCCTTCTTCGTAAGCCTTTTTAAAAGATACTTGAGCATTTTGTTTTGCCCATAAAGCATTGTTATGTGCTTGTTTATTTAAAACTTCACCGCCTTGTTCAACCATGGTTTGAAGCCTTTGATTTTCAGACATTAAAGTCTGCAATCTTTTTACTGCTTCTGTTGATTCTCTTGTAGCAGCTTCTTTAGCTCTACGTTCTTCGTGGTATTCGTATTTAATTTTAGCAATACGATCACCAGCTTTTTTACTGTAATCAGATATTTCTTTATCTACAGCTTCATCATCAACTTCTGGAGAAGAATCTTCTGCTTTTTTTGGTCTACGATCTTCTTCAGGAGTATCGTCAATTATTTCGACTTCTAATCCTTCTGGAATTACATTGTCTATTTCTGTTGTTTTGCCAAAAAATCTTTCTTCTTGAGACTGTGGTACAGTTTCTGGAATATTAGGTTCTTCGTTTATAATCTCTGTATTTGATTCGCTCATGCTCTAACTACTCCTGTTGGATCGTCAACTACTGCTTCCACAGTATCGTCATTAATTAAGCGAAACTCTTGTCCATACATTTTCATGCGAGTACCTGAATAAGCTCTAAATACTACCCAATCTCCAGCTTTACACCAATTTCCGCTAGGAAATCTTTTAGTATCGTTATAGCATTCTGGTCCAAGTTTTAAAACAAATCCGCAAATATTACTTACTTCTTCGTCTTTTACTGTTGTGGATGCTTTAATAATACCGCCTTCGGTTTTTTCATCTGCTGTAGGCATTGCAATTAAAATTTTCCAGCCTTTAGGTTCAGGCAACTGACTTTTAATTTCATCATCTACTAGAGGAGTTTTAACACTTTCTGGTTCGGGTAATTTTATTGCTTTTTTATTACTCATATTTTGCACGACTTTAGGAGTCGAGTTCCTATTTCTCTAAGTTCCTTTGAACATAATCCAAAAGTTCTCTCTCTGCAAGGGCTAAACCCTCGACAATACCAGCCATTTTTTGATACTCGGAGAAATCTTTACAAGCTCCTGTACTCATATGGTCAGCATGTTCATTCATCATACCACGCAGCTTCAGTTTCATGTGTTCTGAAAGTGATAGCTCTATGATATCATTATTCATTCTTATTGATATCTTTCGTCAAATTCATACCAATGTCAAGTCCTAATTTATAATCTTCTCTTTCTTGTTTTTTATTTTCTGTTTCTTGGTCTTGCAAATCGCTAGCAACTTGCTGTCCTATTTTTATTCCAGAAATTTCATTTTGAGATTTAATTCTTTGTTTTTCTATTTCATCTCTGTTAGCTGCTTTAGCTGCATCTAATTGTAATCTAGCTTTATCTTCTTCTATCTTACGCTGTAGATCACCTTCTTTAACAGCCATCTCTCTTTCTTTAGCTATTATTAATGGGTCTTTTTGTTGTTCTTGTATTCTTTCTTGTTCAGCTTGATACTGTGAAGTTCCAAGAAGTCTTTTAGCTGCTTCTGCTACAAGACTGGATATACGTTTTTCTACATCTGCTGGTAACACTTCACCTTCTGGTGGTAACTCAACTCCCATTTCACGTTCAATTTCTTTTCTATATTTCATAGTTAAGTGTTCATTGACATAAGCAGAGCCAGCAGCAAGGATTGAAGGTGCATTAGGACTTTGACCTATAAGTTGTTGCATTTGTGGGTCTTGTTGAGCAGATGTAACAACGGCTATATGGGCTTCGTGATCTTGTTCTATAAATGCTTGTACAGGTTTTCCGTTAATTAAATTTTGTACCGCAGTAACTGGATCAACTGGTTGTACGTTATCTGTATCAGGAATAATATCTTGTACATCTTCTATGCCCAATACATTAAGCATTTGTCTGTGTAGTTCTGGTAAGTTATACATTTCAGGAGATGTTTGTGCCAACTGCATTGCAGCTTGGTATTGCATAATCCTTTGAGCCATTGTTGCTGCATTAGGATCAGATACAGGTAATACGTCTACTCTGTTATCAAAGTCTTCTGTTTTAATAGATTCTTCTTCATCTGTTTCATATGGATATTCAGGTTCAGTAAAGTCTTTAACAATGCCTACCAATATATTAAATTCTTTTCTCATGGATGCATGTAGCCTTGCTTGTACTGCACTCATTACTTTTTGATTTCTTTCTAATAGAGCTAGTGTAGTTCCTACTGGTGCTTGGCTGTTCATGTCAGATACCTTCATATCAGATATGCTAGCAAAACGCCTGCCTTCTTCTACTATGTTTTGTAGTAATTGGTATAAAGTTCCTGATGGTTCTTTGTATGGTAAGAAAGTAATGTTGTCTCTTATAGCTCCACCTGGAACATCAACATCTCTAAACTCTCCAGGCATAATGGGGGTGTCATCGCCTTTTATACGCAAGCCTCTTGCTTTTAAACCACCAGGAAGGTTAGATAAAGTACCAGCATCCACTAACTGTCTTAGTATGGATGTGGCTGATTTAGCTAATCCACCTACCATGTGTATTAAGCCAAAGCCATAAAATCCTAATCCTGGAAGGTATTGGTAGTGTACAAAGTGCATCCTTCTTAATTTTTTAGGATCATCTTCGTAATAGTTTCTACGAATACTTAATATAATTCCACTTGGAAAATCTATAGTCACAACGTAAGGTATAGCTATGCCTGTTTCTTCGCCTTGTTCATTAGTATCTTCAAACCCTTCAAGGTCTAAATCTACTTGCATTTCTAGTATTGTATGATTCTTATCGTAATTATAAGTGTCAGACTCACCAGTTAATTCATTGTATTTCTTGTTAATATCAGAAACATTTTGCGATCCATCAGGTATGTCTATGTCTTTATAGAATCCATTGACTTGCATTTTTTTTACAACATTAGAAGATTTACGCATTACATGAGTAGCACGTTCACAAGTTTCTAAATCACTTGCACCATAAT